TGAGAGTAATCCTTTCCCTTCCAGACCTGCTGCGAGCATGGCCTTAAGAATCGCATTAATTTGAGTTGCCTGTTCTGCAGGGAGTTCCTGGGCTGTATCAAAGTTATCTAACCCTAGCAGACCGAAGCCATATTCTTCTCCGAGGGCTTGTATGTCGCTCTGAGAAGCTCCAACTGATTTAACCTGAACAAGTGTTTCAGCCTGTGCTTTTATTGTCTGTGCCTCGGCTAAGAGGTCTTTTGTATCAGGTGTGGTCAGTTCAAAGTGTGCTTTAATTTCTTTAAAAGAATATGAAACAGTTACTTCTTTTTCATTGTCTGTGATTGTCCCGGTCCACGTCCGGCCCTTAAACTGTTTTGATATTAACTTATCGGCTACGGCTTCATATTCTGTGCGCTCTCCCGCGTGGACAGTGTTGAACATTTGCAGGATATTCCTCGAACTGGCAAGTTCTGTACCTGTAGCAAGGACAAGAGCCACGGGAAACCCGAAATTCTGACCGATTTCTTCATTAAGATTATCAATAAGTCCCTTGATTAATTGGAATGATGCAGACCTGGAAGACTCGACCGGCTTAAGATCCTGGTCCGGGCCTGTGGCATATACTCCACCTTCCTTGAGACACTTAAGAAGGGTTTTCATCGAGTCTTGCAGGGAGGTCTCAAATGCTGAATAGTTTGCCATTTCGGCGGCATAATTCGCGGATGTAGTAGATGGTTTTTGAGGGAGGGAAGAGATAAGCCGTGTGTTTCCTGCAAGATCCTTAACTTCTTTTAAAACTCCCATTTTCAAATGTAAGAAGGGAGATAAAATAACAAAGATAAGGTTGGGGGCATTGACTAACAAGAGTCTCTTAAGCCATATTGCAAGTAAAACGCTATCTATGGGAGCAGGATTTAAGGGGCCTGTATCACAATAATCATCTGAATTGTTTTGGATGTTTAACCGCTCTGCGTTATGCATTGATATAACGCGTTCTGCTGCTGCTATCCGGAGGTTTGTAATATCGGTAATATTATATTGTAGTTTGTAGGTTTCAAACAGGTCGGAAACTCTTTTATCATTGCCTGTGATGCGATCCTGAACGAATGTAGCATTGACATCCAGAACATCGGGCCCGTACGGAATAAACCAGGAATTCACCTCATCGAACGTTCCATAATTTGACCAGGAAGAATTCACAAGGGCTTTTTGATGGTAGGCTACAATAGAAGAGTTCCAGGGATCCGTATAAACTTTCACAGAAGAGGGCTCGATCTTTTCTAATCTTGCAATGTTGCCCAGGTTGTCAGGGTCCATCCTGCGGTATGCATGACCATCTAGAATAGCAAAATTAAGGAAGTCTTCTCGGAATACCTGCATAATTTCAAGGGATTTTAAATAATCTGAGATTTCCTCAATGGCTGCAGAATAAAGTTTATTGTCCGTTGTCTGGATTGTAAAGCCCTGTAACAAGACGTTTTTTAAGTAAGGGTAAATGGTTCCCTTAAGTAAAGGATCAGCTAAGAAAGCTTCTCTGCGTATAGTGGGAGTTGCTGCTGGCAACTTCTGCTTTGTCTCGGAGATCCATTTTAAAAGAGTGTTGTGAGATGTATAATGATCGTCGTATGATTCAGTGGACCCGGCCCCCACTGGTGAAGAGGTGCTTTCTTTTGAAGGAGCTGCAGAAAATAGAGATTTAGGGGGATTTGTGGAGAGAGATGATAAGAATTTAGGGAGGTGCATATAATAGACTGTAGCGAAAATGAATATAAGGGAAAATTAAATTCTCATTCCTCCGGAGCTGAAAGAGGTTCCTGTGTATGATGTTTCGTAAGCCTGCTGCTGCAAAGCTCCACTGACTAACATAGAAACAGCGTAAGATAAAATATCTACACAATCGTCATGTGCTCCATTAGGAAAGCTTAAAAGCTCCTCCTCGAAGTCGTGGAGTTCAGGAAGTGTGCTCAAAAAATAAACTGTTCCTGTTGTTATCCTGGTAGCTGCTGGAATAAATCGAGTTACCTTATCTGTATCCGCTTTGAGTTCCATAACGGGCAACCCTTCACGGATGAGAGTCTGATAAAGTGAGATGCCTAGCCCTCTGGATTCTACACACTGTATAACAGGGTTCCATTTTAGAAACTGTTGTTTAAACAAAGGCACTTGATCAGGTGTTTCTAATCGAATTTTCAAAAGATCAATTAAACAGAGGTCGTTTTGTGGAGTTACTGCCCACGTACCAAGCGCAAAATAATCAGCACTTGATTTCGTAGATGCAGCCGGGTCACAAGTTTGGAAAATACGACATTGCTGGAGAGTAAACTTTTTGGGCTCTTCAAGGGTTAAGATTCCGTTTTGAAGTGTGCAATATTTAAACTGTTCTTTTTTTACGAGGTTCCCTGAGATCGCGCTCGGGCGTTGTTGATAGAGGGAGAGCCATGTATAAACCGGAACTGTTGCTTTAATTTTATTAATAATGACTTCAGGAAACTTATTAACCCATAATGATTTATTCGGTTCGGTTCGTTGGTCATATTCTGGAATATCATCTTCTGACAGCGCAGGGAGGGTAATTATTTTACATTTATCAGTTCCCAACTCGTTTTCAGACAGGTCTATAACTTTTCCAATCAAATCATTTTCGTGCCATCTTGTAGCAGTAATAAGAATAGGTGCGTTATCTTCCCTCCTAGTTAAGAATACGTCGGTGTACCATTCCCATGTTTTGTCACGTATTGTTTTACTTTCTGCGTCCTCTCTATTTTTCGTTGGGTCGTCAATAATTCCTATGCCGGAAAATCCCATTCCGGTAATTCCCCCCCCTACTCCACAAGAGCGATAGATACCTTTATGGTTAACAATTTCAAAAATATCAGAATTGCGTAAATAACTTCCCTGTGCAGTTGTACGAACATTAGAAGAGTTCAGGTATGTATCAGGAAAAACAAGGGAGTAAAGCGGGTCATCTATCACACGTTGTACATCTCTATTCATTCGACTTGAAAGATCTGCACTATAAGAACAGGCTATTATACTAGAATCCGGATCTTTTCCCAATTTATAAGCTGGCAATCTTCTGGAAACTATTTCACTTTTTCCGAATCTAGGAGGAGTAGAAACGATTAATAATTCATATTCTCTATTAAGAAGTTCGTCGATTTCGTCACATATTAACTTGTGATGCCAGTTTACGTTATAATCTGGCTTTGTGAAGGTTGTAAAATTTATTAAAGATTCTGTTGCCTGCTTTCTTCTTAGGAGCTCATGCAAGATTTCCTTTCTTGAGAATTGTTCATCTATCTGTAACATTAACCATCCTCAAGAGTTGTTCGGTGGGGATGTCTGAGAGCTTCAGGGCATTGATATTATTAATTGTCACACCAGCACCAGTTAATTTACCAAGCCTTTTATCAAGACTATCATAATGTTCCCTTAGTTCCTTAGAGAGCGCGCATATATCCTGAGTGTTGAGGGTATCTTCATCCTCTGCAGCCGTTTCAAAAATAGAGTTGAGTTTTTCAATAATATTTAGTCTGCCCTGGATAGTTGATACTTCAGCCTCTGCGACTGCAGCCTTTAGTGCGGTTTTATGTTCAATTATTTCAGCCGTGAACTTGATATCATTTTTAAGAAAAGAAAATACAGAATCCTTACTTATTCGATGACCGGATTCTGTCGTGAGTGTGTCGGCAATGTCGCGTAATGATACCCCGCTTTCATTGAGTGTTCTTGCCTTTTCTTCAAGGTTATACTTAGAAATTCTGTTAACGGCTGACATTGTATAGTCCTGTCTGGATTGTCGAGTTATGTCTAGGTATAGAATTTCATTGATGCTTTATAAATGAAAATTTATTTCGTCCCTTAACAACCTGATAAACACCCTTCGCAGCCAATACCCAATTAATAGAAAAGTAAATAGTCTGAAAACTTTCCCCAATATGAAAATTATACCAGATAAAAGGAAGATATCCAAAAGAGTAAATTAAATTCGTTTTATATGCGTTATTCTCACTCAGTGTATAGGCTGCATATAAATTAGGGAGGATTATCAGGAATTCTAACATTCAACCTCTTTTCTGATAAATATAATGTCGCTCACCAACTGCAATATTATCAATACACTCTGTATCAGTTCTCTTAAGAGAACATTTAGAG